TCGAGCGTATCCCCACTAATGAAGACATCACTCAGATGTATCCGTGGCGTATTTGGCAGGTATTGAATGATCCATTGGGTGGTTCGGCACCAGCAGTTCGTTTTAATCAGCCTAATGATAACTCTGGCGCGTTACTTGCTGTTTATGAGAAGTTTAGTCAATTAGCTGATGACCATTCAGGCATCCCGTCTTATTTATCTGGTGATCTCAATGTTAAGGGGGCTGGTCGGACAGCATCCGGGCTCTCCATGTTGATGGGTTCGGCAGGTAAGAGTATTCGTCAAGTTGTTATGCACATTGATGCAGACATCCTGAAGGTCATTGTTAGTCGTCAATTTGTGTATAATATGCGTTATGACGAGGACGAAAGTATCAAGGGTGATGCACAGATCGTACCGAGAGGCGCGATTAACTTGGCCGTAAAGGATACTGTCAACACCCGCCGTATTGAGTTCTTGCAAGCTACCGCTAATGAATTTGATATGGATATTATCGGTCAGGACGGGCGTGCAGCTATCCTTCGTGAGGTTGCTAAGGGTTTACAGATGCCGGTGGATGAAGTAGTACCTTCTCGTGAGAAGCGTGCTTTTAATCAACGCGCTGCTCAACAAGAGGCCCAAGCTGCTATAGCGCCGCCTGATGGCGGGCGCACAGGTGAGCAGCCTCAAACTATTGATCAAGCCGGGAATCCGGCTGGTGGGTTAAATTTGGTTTCTAATAAGAATACAGGACAAGCGGTATGATTAAGCCGGACGAAGAAGTTGTAAGGGCTTTTGCTCATATCGCACAGAATGTACCGGCTGCGAAGGCGTTCCTCGATGAGCAGTATCACACAGAGCTCAAGAGGCTACCCAACGCAAATGGCAGCACCGGTATCGCGCAGGGGCGATGCCAGGTGTTACAGGAGATCAGTAATCTCCTGAATGATGCCCCTGAGATCGTAGCAGATGCCCGCAAGGGCAAGCTACCTTAACCACGCACACCGATAGGAGCGTATGATGGCAGTGCCAAAGCAAGTTCAGAAGCAGACTGAGGCGGTTCAAGCCTTGTATAAGGACCTCAATGAAGAGGATGCCCCGTCGCCGGAAGGTGAAGCGGCTCCTGTGCAAGATATAAACAGCCAGACAGATGCGGATGGGGTTGCACCTCAGCCCGAACCTGTTGAGCAGGGTGAAGGCGGCCAAGATGATCCGAACAGCGAAACGTATGAACAGAGATGGCGTACGGCGCAAGGGATGCTTAATGCTGAGCTTCCGCGATTACAAACGGAGAACCAGCAGCTAACCGGACGGTTACAGCATATGGAGCAACTTATCTCCACTATGCAGGTGACCCCCGACGCATCCCCCGAACCCGAACAACCCAAGTCCCTCCTTACGGAGGACGAAGTTGAGGAGTACGGGGAGTCAATTGATATTATGCGTAAGGTCAGCCAAGAGATAACCGGTGGTTATCAACAGCAGATTGATTCGTTGAACGCGACTATTCAGCAGCTACAGGGGCAAGTTGTTCCCCGTGTTGAGCAGATTGCTAATCAACAAACGCAGAGTATCGAGCAAAATTTCTGGTCTGCTTTATCTGATGCAGTGCCTAATTGGCGTGAGATTAACGATAGTCCCGAGTTCCAAACTTGGTTACTGGAAATTGATCCCCTCACCAATATGACTCGTCAGACGTACCTCGATGGTGCCCAACGCGATATGGATGCTCAGCGGGTTGCGAATTTCTTTACATCTTGGGTTCAGGCAAATGGTACGGAACTAGCTCAACCTAGTCGGAGCGCTTCCAATTCCGAGCTTGCTAAACAAGTTGCCCCGGGTAAAGGCCGCACTTCCGCGACCCCCCATGGCAACACAAAAAGGACTTACACTCCTGACGACTTGACGACTTTCTATAGGGACGTTCGGGAAGGTAAGTTTAAAGGCAACGAGGAGGAGCGTGACAAAATTGAGCGCGACATTTTTGCTGCGCAGCAAGAAGGTCGTATTGTCAACGCGTAGTTAAAGGAGCCATAAGATGGCATTCGCTACATCTCCGGGCCATCCGGCCTATACCGGCAATTTCATCCCGGAAATCTGGGCTGGAAAGCTGATCGAAAACTTTTACGACGCCACGGTTTTGGCCTTCATTGCCAATACCGATTACGAGGGTGAGATCAAAAACTATGGTGATACGGTTAATATCCGTACGACTCCCGAGTTGACGATCAATGATTATGTCAAGGGTCAGACCTTGACTGTCGAGAACCCCGATAAGCCGAAGCTGCAGCTTCTCATCGACAAAGGTAAATACTTCGCCGCTGTCGAAGATGATGTTGATCAAGTGCAATCAGACATCGCTATGATGGATTCGTGGTCTAAGGACGCTTCCGAGCGTATGAAGATTACTATCGACACTGATGTACTCGGTAATATCGCTGGTGATGTTGCATCAACCAACCGCGGTATTGCGGCTGGTGAGCAGTCGCTTGCTATTGACCTTGGTGTCACTGGCACGGCGAATGCTCTTACGACCTCGAACGTCCTGGCCGAGATCATAAATCATGGTACGGTCCTCGACGAAGCCAATGTCCCTGAGTCTGATCGCTGGATGCTTATTCCTGCTAAGATGGCTGGTTTAATCAAACAGTCCGACCTCAAGGATGCATCTATTACTGGTGACGGTTCTTCGCCGCTGCGTAATGGTCGGCTTGGTGTCATTGACCGGTTCACTCTCTATGTGAGCCATAATCTGCCATTGTCCGCAACGGGCGCTGCTGGTGAGTTTACTCTTTTTGCTGGTCATAAGAGGGGGCTGACTTTCGCTTCGCAGATGACCAATATGGAGACCCTCCGGTCTGAGTCCACCTTTGGCGATATCATCCGTGGTTTGCAGGTGTACGGCTACAAAGTCGTAAAAGACACCGCGCTGACCGCCGGTATCATCACAATCGCATAAGCGGAAGGAACCTAAATTATGGCTGCTTATACTGACACAGTTGGTTTTAATAAGGGGTCGGCTGCAAGTACGGCTTCTACCAACAATAGGACCTACCTTCAGCAGGTGGACCTGAACTTCGTGACCATCGTGGCTGATCGGGTGACCGATAGCCTGACGGCACTTGCTGCCACTGACTCATTGGCGGTACTCCACATTCCAGCTAAGACGCTTATCTTGGCGGCTGGAATTGACTTGACCACGGTCAACACCGCTGCCAGTACCATCGACCTTGGGTACACCGGTGGCGATGTCGATGCTTGGGTTGACGGTTTTGACTGTCAAACCGCTGCTACCAGTGCGGTTGGTCTTGGTGTGCTTATGACCACTGCTGCGGCTACCAACTACCATCACTCCGCTGACACTCTTGATATGCTGTTCATAACGGCGGCTCAGGAACAGTCCGTCATGCGCGTCTGGGCTGTCATGGTTGACTGCTCGTAATAACGTTGGATGGGGGGCTTCGGCCCCCCTCCCTTCATTTTTATAAGGAGGCTATCATGGCTCATAAGCCTAATATGGGTAATCCTGGGCGTTGGTTGAAGCATGTCGATGATGGGCAGATTTTCCAGCACACTGACAACCTCGCTAAGCATCCCAAGATGGAAGAGGTTACTGAGAAGGAAGCTTTTCCGGAGCGTTTTCTTACGAGTAAACAGAAGACTCGTGAATCAGAACTTGACTTATCTACTGACCCGAAGGCGGTAGAGAAAGCTAAGCCTAAGAAAGCAACCAAGGCTGCATTGGCTTCTGATGCATCTAAGGGGCTGGATAAGAAAAAATGATACTCGACGACGTAATTGTTGATGTACGTCGGATTATTCAAGATGAAGACTCGACGGCGTATAGGTATAGCAATGCGTTTATGCTGGGTATGGGTAACCAAGCCCTGAAGCGTATACAGCTTCTACGTCCTGATCTCTTCGCTCATATGAGCACCGTTGCTTGTACGCAGGGTCAAGTCATCCAGTCGGCTCCGTCCGACTCATTGCGTATTATCGAGGTGTATTCTATAGTTTCAAGTGGTGTAGGTCTGGTCGAGGCTGATCGTGAGGTTCTCGACCAGACTCTCCCCACATGGCCTAATGATACCGAAGCTGCAGCCATTAACTGGATGCGTTCGGTACGTAATCCCAACAAATTTTTCATATACCCTCAGGCTCCCTCAGGCCAGAGTCTCGATATTGAGTATTCACAGGTACCAACCACCTACAACGGGACGACGGCAATTACGCTCCTTCCGGATGCATATTTCCCTGTAGTCGTGGATGTTATGGTTTTCTTACTGGAATCGGTGGATAACGAGGCTGTGACAAGTGGGCGTGCTAAGCTTTATAAGGAGTCCTATGAGAACATGCTCGGCGTCAGCAAGGGGTCTATCCCTGTAACTGATACCGAGGACGCTGGGCTTGATCCAACCAAGGTGGAGGTTGTCTAATGGCTACTGCGCTGTTTTCTACGTTGGTCAATCGTCTAGCGGCTAATGCGCCCGGTGCTCCGCAACCTGTTCTAGTTACTCATATCCGTGATGCAGCTATCATGGCCTGCGAGCGTACTAGCTCGTGGCGTTATGAACATGCGACGATTACTATGACAGCCGGGACGTATGAGTACTCGTTTGTCCCCGTATCGGGTGCGGAGGTGCATACTGTTCTAACAGCATCAATCAACGGGAATGATTTACCAACCAAGACGTTGGAGGAGATACATGAGTTGTATCCCAAGTATCCATCTAGTGTAGTGGCTGAACGTACGACTCCCCAGTATATCTTTCAGAATAACCCCGATACGTTCCATGTAGCTTTAGTTCCCGACAACAGTACCGATACCATTGAGATGTTCGTGGCCCAGAAGCCCCTTAGGACGGCCACAGGCATGGAAGGTACCGTGATGGATGATCTGGAGGATGTGATCGTCCACGGGGCCTTACAGGGGCTCCTAACGATGCCTGAGACTACATGGAGCGATACCGAGTTGGCTGCATACCATGCGAAGCAGTTTACATTTAAGGTGGCGGAACGTCGGGCTCGTGCGAATCTGGGTGCTGGACGCGCAACATTAACAGCCCGAGCCCCTACACCATGGGCCTGAGGAGATAGTTTATGGCACAAGCCCTATTTACAAATAACGCCTTCAGTTTGCTGGCTAGCGGGATCAGTGATGTCGATACGGCATTATCCGTTACAGGTAGCGAGGGCGCATTATTTCCTAACCCGACAGGGGGTGATTATTTCTATGCTACGCTGATTGATACTTCCAATAATCTTGAGATTGTTAAGTGCACAGCGCGTTCAACCGACACGCTCACTATTGTTCGTGAGCAAGAGAGTACTACGGGCCGGGCTTTCGTTGCTGGAGATCGTATAGAACTTCGTCTTACAGCCGCAGGGATAACTGAAGCGGATGGGTATGTCGCCCCAACTGATGAAAGCACTGATACTAGTTGTTTCCCATTATTTGTGGCCACGGCTACAGGTAGCCAAACGACAAAGACTGGAACTAACCTAACATTTAATTCCAATACGGGGGCGTTGGTTTCTACGCTCTATGATGGGGTTATCGGCTCTGTAACCCCGGCGGCGGGCTCATTCACTACGATTACGACCAGTGGTAT